GGCTCCTGGCGCTCCGACTGCCGTGCAGGATCTCATCGATCGCGTGGAGCAGCGAGTCGCCAAGGCATTCTACGCGGATCTTTGGTTGCAGATCATCAACGACGACCGGACTCAGCCGCGCACCGCCCGAGAGATCGCAGAACGCCACGAGGAGAAGATGCTCCAGCTGGGCCCCGTCGTTCAGCGGGCCGAGGACGAGCTGCTGGATCCGCTCATCGACTACGTCTACGAGCGGGTGGACGAGCTGGGTCTGCAGGAGGACCCGCCCAAGGAGCTTCAGGGCCAGGCTCTGGGGATCGAGTACATCTCGGTGATGGCTCAGGCGCAGCGGCTGGTGAATGTCTCGAGCACGGAGCGCTTCGTTAGCTTCGCCCTCGGCTTCGCGCAGGCCAAGCCCGAGGCGCTGGACAAGCTGGATGCTGACGCGATCGTCGAGGACATGGGTGTGATCCTGGGCGTGAACCCCCAGGACGTCGTGGACGAGCAGCGCGCTCAGCGGGCGAAGCAGAACCAGGCGGCGCAGCAGGGCGAGGCGATGCTCAAGGCTGCGAAGGGCGCGAAGGACGCATCCTCTACGGAGCCTGACAAGATCGCCGCTCTGGCCCAGATGATGGGCGGCCAGGCCGGAGCGGCTCAGGCCGGGTTCACGCAGCCCGGCGGGATGCCGATGCAATGAGCGGCCCCAGCGGACAGGTCGAGACTCAAGACGAGCTCGAGAAGTACGACAAGCTCAGGCTTGAGCAGGAGACCCTGGATCTCAAGGCGGTGATGGAGCTCGGAGCCGGGCGTCGGCTGATGTACCGAGCAATCTTCGCTATTGCAGGGGCCGAAACGCTGAGCTATACTGGCTCCAACGACGCAACGAATTTCCGCGAGGGTCGACGAGACGTGGGTCTGACGTTGATGCGCGAGGCCCAGGAGAAGGTTCCGGAGCTCTACCTCACGATGCTGGGCGAGGCAATCTCGGAAGCGGCCCGCGTAACGGAACGAATGAAGTTCGCAAAGGAGAAGGCCCATGTCCGAGACGACGACTCCCACGACACCTGACCCTTTGACTCCGGCGGAAGGAACCCCGGCCGCAGTCACTCCCCCGGCTCCGGTCGAGGGCGCAGCACCGAAGGCTGATGCAGCAGCGGCGGGGACGTCGCTGATCGGCAGTCCGACACCGAAGGAAGGCACGGAGCCGAAGCCGGCTGAGAAGCCGGTGGAGGACATCCAGTTGAAGCTTCCCGATGGCGTCAAGGTGGACGAGAAGTTCTTGGGCGACTTCAAGGGCATCGCGAAGGAACTCCAGCTGAAGAGCGAAGGTGCTCAGAAACTGGTGGATCTGCATCTCAACTTCGTCAACAACCTCGCGAAGGAATTCGCGGATGCGGGGACGAAGCGTGCGGCTGACTGGATGAAGGCCGTGGAGAGCGATCCAGATCTGGGTGGGTCCAAGATCAAGGACACATCCCTGACGGTTCACAAGGCTGTCCAGAAGTTCGGCGGAGACGAGTTCCGCAAGTCGGTTGACGAGATGGGTCTCGGCAACTGGCCTCCCCTGGTGAAGTTCCTGCACCGTGTCGGAGCTACGCTGAAGGATGACACGGCTGCGATCGGAGCTACGCCAGCGGCCACCCCGACGAACGACGACGAGGCGTTTCACCGGTCGCTCTACGACAAGAGCCCCGGGATGTTCTCCGCGAAGTAATCTCCGAAAGGGAGACCGATGGCTACCGTCAATCAGTCCCTCCTCACCCTGCAGGATCAGGTCAAGCGCATGGCGCCTGACGGGTCCATCGACCGGGTGGTCGAGGCTCTCACGAAGAAGAACCCCATCCTGCAGGACGCTGTCTTCAAGATGGGCAACCTCGAGACCGGCGAGCGCGTCACGACTCGCATGGGGCTCCCGGGTGTCGCCTGGCGGCGTCTCAACGAGGGCGTCGCTCCCGCCAAGAGCCAGACCGAGCAGTACGATGAGACCTGCGGAATGCTCTCGGGCATGAGCGTGGTCGACATCGAGGTCGCCAAGCTCAACGGCAACGAGGCGGCGTTCCGCGCGTCGGAGGACATGGCGTTCCTCCAGGCGTTCAACAACGAGGTCTCGACCGGCCTCTTCTACCACACCACGAAGACGGCCCCTGAGAAGTTCAACGGGCTCACTCCGCGCCTCGACTCCACCACGGCGGCCTGGGGCAACCAGATCATCCTGGGCGGTGGTGCTGCGAACAACACCTCGATCTGGCTCGTCAGCTGGGGCGAGAACACCGTCTACGGCATCTACCCGAAGGGTAGCGTCGGTGGCCTCCAGCCCAAGGACATGGGCGAGCAGATCTGGGACGACGGCTCCGGCAAGAAGTTCATCGCCTACGTCACCCAGTGGATGTGGAAGATCGGCCTGGTCGTGAAGGACGCCAGGTACATCGTCCGCATCCCGAACATCAACTCGAGCACCCTGGTGAAGGACGCTGCCTCTGGCGCCGACCTCATCACGCTGATGGTCAAGGCGTACCACCAGCTCCAGGACACGAACACGGGTCGGCTCGCGTTCTACTGCAACCGCACCATCGGCACCTGGCTGCACCTCCAGGCGATGAACGCGGTCAAGAACTCGACCCTCTCCATCGAGATGGTCGGCGGCAAGCCGATCACCTACTTCCTCGGCATCCCGATCCGCGAGACGGATGCCATCACCAACAGCGAGAACACCGTCAGCTAACCGCTGGGGTGACAGAAAGGATACCATGATCTTCGACAAGCAGAACAGCTTCTGCTTCAACACCACCCTGGTTGCGACCGCTGGTGCGGCCGTCGTCCTGGGGGATGTCATCGACCTCTGGGGCGGGGCGGCTTCGCTCCCCAACCCGGTTCCTCCGGTCGGTGGCCCCCTCGCCACCGTCGCTGACGCTTTCGCGGGTCGGCAGAGCCCCATCGTGGGCATCATCACCACGGCTGTCACCCAGGCGGCCAACACGGTGACGCTGGCGCTGACCATCGCGGACAACGCGGCGCTGACCACCAACCCGGTCACGCTCTGGACGTCTGGGGCTCTCGCCGCGGCGACTCTGGTCGCCGGCTACCGTCTCCGCATCCCCACGGGCTTCAGCGTTCCGCTGGGTCGGCAGCAGTTCATCGGCTGGCTCTACACGGTGACCACCTCGAACGTCACTGCCGGGGCCTTCACCTCTGGGTTCGTCACCCAGGTCCAGACGTCTCCCAACTCCTTCCTGTAGCACCTCGAGGCCCACATGGCTGTCTACGAAGTGGTTCGGATGCCGCACTACCGGGACGGAAAGCTCTACGCCGTCGGCGAGACCTTCGTCCTCCCGGCTCCCATCTCCAACGAGAAGGAGTGGGACTACCTGAAGCGCCTGGATCCGGAGGACGACTCGAACCCCGAGCTGACTCCGGAGGAGCAGATGAAGGCCGACATCGCCGCGAAGGTCGCTGCTGCGAAGGCCGCTGCCGTCGGGAAGTAGTTCACCGAGGGGGCCCCTCCGGGGGCCCCCTCTCTTCGCTTGAGGGATCATGGCTATTTCGAACATGGATGTTTGGAAGCTGGCCCTCGCGAAGATCGGTAACACCAACTTCCCAATCGCGGAGACTGACCAGACGACGGAGGCGATCGTCTGCTCGGTGGAGTACCCTCAGATTCGTGATGAGGCGTTCATCAAGGTCAAGCCCAAGTTCGCGACGAAGAGGTACAACGCCGCACTGAAGCCTGCTACCGTCACGGGCTGGGACTACGTCTACGCACTTCCTTCCGACTACCTGTGCCCTCTCGGCATCGCCGATTCGATGGGCCGGTTCATTCCTCTTCAGCTTCGTGAGCTGTACGACATCGAGACTGACGGGTCTGCGTCCGTTCTGCTCACCAACATCTCTGGCGCAGAGCTGATCTACGTGGCGCGAATCGCTGAAGTTCAGCGGTGGGATCCGCTGTTCGTGAACGCGGTGGTCTACGGACTCGCCACCGCGCTGGCTCTTTCCATAAAGAAGGACGCCAACTTGGCGATGGCTCTGAGCCGTGAGTACGACAAGAAGCTCGGAGAAGCCTCGGGCCTGGCTTTCATCAGCCAGAACATGGGTCGTCCGCCTGAGTCCTCCATCATTCGTTCGAGGGACTAATGGCCGGTCCTAGGCAGACGAACTTCGGTGGCGGAGAACTTGATCCACGGCTCTGGGGCCGCAAGGATCTCAAGGTCTACTCGGCCGGAGCTCGTGTTCTGGAGAACTTCATTCCGACGCATCATGGGTCTCTGATGTCTAGGCCCGGAACGTTCTTCGTCAACAGGACCAAGTTCGACCAGAAGGCCCGGCTCATTCCGTTCAACTACGCGGACGCCAACATCTCCATCGTGAGCCAGAACTACGTCCTGGAGTTCACGGAAGGGTGTATCAGGTTCCACACGGCGCTAGGCACTCTCGGAACTACGAGCCCCTACGAAGTGTCTTCGCCCTACGTCGAGGCAGATCTTCCGTATCTGAAGTACGTTCAGATCGGAGATACCGTCATCATCGCGTGTGCCAATCATCCGGTGATGGTTCTTGCTCGGCACGCCGCTCTGAACTGGACGCTGACTACCTTCGACGTCCCCAATCTCGCTCCAGCGGCCGAGCCTCTTACCATCGAAGATGACCCATCTCACTACCCGGCGATCGATACGGCTCACCCAGGCCGCGTGTGGGAGTGGATGGCTGTAGACGTGTATCCTGATGGCCGCTGGTCCGCCGGATCGCCCATCACCAGGGTCAATCAGACCACGGATTCCACGAACGGAATGGCGGCGATCTACCAAGATCGAACGATCAAGCTATGGCGAGCTCCCAGGCCCGGAGCATCTCGGTGCCTGGTGTTCCGCGGACGGAACGGGGCATTCGGCTACGTTGGGGATGCGAAGCCTGGAACAATCGTCATTCAATCGGGGGCTACGAAGGACAACGGTCTTCTGTTCATCGACGAAGGGCATGAGCCGGACTTCACCATCAATCCTCCGGACACTTCCATCAAGTTCTACCTGTTTGACTGGTATCCCGCTAAGTACGTCAACGTCGGGGAGTGGAGAAAGAACGGAACAAGCGTCTACGAGGCCATCAGGCCGGGCCTTACTGCGAATTCCATCATCACCCCGGCTACAGGACCGACGGGAACCGGGACGGACATTGTCGACGGATGTGACACTGTCTATCTTCCGAATCATACCTACTCTGCGAACGTCACCGTCATCAACCGAGGGTTCGTCTACATCACGAGCAATGGAGGGCCGAGCGGCGCGGGTCCAGGTCCGATCCACAACGGTGGAATTGCGGACGTCAACGGAGTTCACTGGACGTATCTGGGCGCAGGATCGGCTGTTCACTGGAAGTACGTTGGCGAAGCAGACACGCTTCAGTCTGTCTACCCGGCCACGGTCGCCATCTTCGAGCAGCGGATGGTGTTCGGAGGAACTGGGATCCAACCCAACTCCATCTTCCTGTCTAAGCCGGATGACTACCACAACTTCTCCAAGCCCGTCGTCTCTACAGTCACGGAGGGCCTGAAGTGGGATCTAGCCTCTAGGCGCAGGGAGCAGATCCGCAGTTTGGTCGGCCTTCGTCAGTTGATGACGCTGACCAACTCCTCTGAGTGGATTGTCTCTGGCGCCGCCAACGGAGACCCCATGTCTCCTAACTCGATTCGGTCTCGAGTGCAGAGCGAGCATGGATCTAGCTGGGTCGATCCTGTCGTGATCGGAGACGTGCTGATTCACATCCAGCCCAAGGGTACGATCGTTCGAGACATGTTCTTCGACGTGAACAAGGACTCCTACGTCGGAAACGAACTGTCGATCTTCTCACAGCATTTCTTCAGGGGACACAGCGTTAAGTCGTGGTCCTTCGCTGAAGACCCGTACTCGGTCGTGTGGGCTGCCAGAGAAGACGGCAAGCTTCTGTCCATGACCTACGTCAAGGATCAGGATCTCTTTGCCTGGGCTGGACACACGCGAGACGGACTGGTGGAGCAGGTCTGCTCTATCCCCGAAGGGTACGAGGACTCGGTGTATCTCGTGGTATACCGTCACGGGACTAGGTGCATTGAGCGAATGGCAACGCGAGAGGTTACTGACGCGGCTGACGCTCACTGCGTGGATTCGGGAGTTGTGGGAACTCCGGGGTCTTTAGTCGTAACGGGTCTGGATCATCTTCCCGGGAAGAAGGTCGTAGCTCTTGTAGATGGAGATGTGGTCGGTCCCCTGACTGTATCCGGCGGATCGGTGACTCTTCCTCGAGCCGGACAGAAAATTCATGTCGGTCTTCCGTACACTTGCTCCTTCGAGTCTCTCGACGTGCAGGTGGACAGTGAGAAGCAGAAGATCGTTAAGGAGGTTTTGGTGGACGTCACCTACTCCAAGGGAATGTGGGTTGGTGAGTCTCTGGACGATCTGTCGAGCTGGACCGCCTGGCCGCAACGGCAGCTAGCGGCGGGGCTAGGGAGCGTTCCCCTGAGCACTGGGACGGCTCGTGTGACTGTCTCTGGCAGGTGGGGCTTGGGTGGGCGCGTGGCAGTGCAGCAGAGAGACCCGCTACCCCTTACGATCGTCGCTATCCAGAGGGAGATGGCCGTCGGTGGGAGTTAGTGTTCTCATTCGGGACGTGCTCCCGGCGGATATCGCCAGGCTCGAGGACACTATTCGCGAGGCTGATCGGCTGGAGGTACGCGCCTCGGGCGGTCTCGCGCCGCGTCAGGCTGCTGAGCAATCGATAGAGATGACGAAGTTCCCCAGGTCTATTCTCTTCGACGGAGAACTCGCCATCATTTACGGAGTGGCGCAGTCGTCGGAAAGTCTCAGAGTGGGAATTCCCTGGACTCTCTCAACCTGCATCGTCCCCAGATACCCGAAAACATTCTTGAAGGTGACACGAGCTGCGCTTCCTGGAATGTTTGCTCGCCACGATATCCTGGTCAATTACGTTGACGCCAGGTACACTTC